TTTACGAAAAGAGGGTTATCGTCGCGATTTCATCCGAAGATTACTCAACACTATTGTAGGCCCCTTTAAGCTCCTTGAGGGCTTAAGAAGAGTAAGTAGAGATTACGCTCTCTTTTAGCGGTTGTCGCGTCCATAAGGATTGAATAAATCATTTGGATCACTACCATAAAACCACTGTCTTTCCATGCTGATTGAATTTTCAGCGTCGATAAGATCGTGTAATAATTTAGGGATTACCGAAGTGTTCTCAAAATCATTAGGTTTAGATACATAATCTAACCTAGAGATAAAGAGATCAGCCTCTTGTGATACTGCCAATACCTGTTCGAGCGGATACGACTTATCCTGGTAGAGCGATAGCATGCTATCGATCAGCCACGAAATCTCTCCAGAGTATCTGTGTTGATACACAAATTCTTTAGAGAAATACAATAAGTCGTCAACAAACTTCGTGTCGACTCCTTCAGGACGATTGACCAACTTAGAAGTATAAAGAGCGAATAAATCGTTCTCTTTCTTCAAGAAAGTTGACCATCGTGCTATAAGGATAGACACTAGGTTTTCACTCAGGACCGATAAGGTCATATCTCCCCTAACCATTTCCAATCGTTTATCAAACGATGAAATGACTTTAGGCAGGATTGACAACGGTTCCTGACATTTTGCCAGTTCAATAACTGACCTTAACATCATGAGCAAAGGCAGTTTATCGGGTAATTTACCCCATAAACGGTCCCCTTCCTCGGAAGGATCAATCATGAACGTTACTAAGGACTCTAGCGGAACTTTGCCGTTAAAAGCAAAGGACCCAAGAATCGAAAATATATCCCTTTCCAAAATTGGTCGATAATGATCACTCATCATCGCCTCTCTTGGAGAGACATATCTACAGCTTAGCATCGCTTTAACAAGCATACTAACGCTGGTAACCAAACCTTTTCTCACCATAGCAAGAGCGAAATTCACTCTTCCTTGTGAGTTATTCCCAGATAAAAGCTGTTTCCAACTTAATCCAGAAACGTCGATTCCTCCGACCGCAGTACGTTTTGCAAACTCAAGAGTTTGTAATGCGTCTGAAGTTAGGGATTTCGATAGGTTGATTCCAACGTCTAGCGCGCCCATCAAAGCCAGATACTCCATGGCAACAGCGTGATCAAAGATCACAATGTCGTCACCGAGAATCTCATACTTATCATACCACTTACGTGTCCCGTATACACGGAACGCGCAAGATTGCATAATAAGGTGATGCGTAACTGCTAGCATTGCCCATGAAGAAAGTCCTCCCATAGGTTGCCCTGTGGCATAAAGGTAGTCTTCTCCCTGGTAATCAGGAAACATTGTCGACCTAACTATGAATCTTCTATTCACCAACAGGTCTTTCCAAAAGTCACCCAAGAAAGGATGATTATAAATTAAATTTATAACCCCTGCTTGGAGCGACACAGGAAGACGATCCGTTGCTGAAGAGAGATCAAACGCGTATGCGCAATTATATAGTTTGGCTTTCGAGATACATCGTTCAAACGATGCGTCTTGATCGAAAGTCCCATCATTCGGTAGCCCCCTTAGCATAGAGAATAAATCTTTATGAAGAGGAGCTAACAAACTCTGGGTCCAAATGTCTATAATCGCGAATACACGCACTTTCCCAGCCGGCTCTAATTTAAATGCAAGTTTACCTGTTCTCAATGCTTCCGCTCGTGAAACCGAGTGTGAGGTATTAAGAACATTAAAACCGTATTTAATTACAGACCGTTCTGCGAAAGCCATAGTTTTTCTTAGAAGAAGCAAGAATTCATCAGATCCAGTCTGAATTGCAAAGTTACAAAATGCTTTGTAGACAGGAGTCTCTAATAGCATCGCATAAGCATCTGTTACGAAAGCCAGGTACGCAACTTTACAGTTGGGTCCCGAAGCAACCGAACGGATCACTGATGTGGCTTTTAAAGCATCCACGTCTCGAACCATTTTATTAAATTTTACAATATCAGCTATTTCTGATAGAGCTTGTTTTAATACAACCTTATCACCTTTCCAAGGATCGGTAATGGTAGATAATTTCAATTTATAAGGTCCTCTAAGGACTCTATAAAGTGAGAGAATCGTCAGCCATAATCTAATGGTACCTGGATGGCCGGACCGAATGGCCCGTCTATCCACAGTTCCTATAAATTTTGGTAAACCATTAATCAATCCTGGTAAAGGAAGATCGGGTTCTATTTCTCTAAGAGAAGTCATGGGTTTAGACGATAGTTTTCGTTGTACCGCCAGATGAGAAGCTTTAAGCCATTTTATGACATAAGACATCCCATGGTGACGATAAACTTTTAGGAGTAAATCCAAGAATTTATTAAATCTTCTTAGGCGAGCGCTAACTTGTAACTTCCCTGTACTCACGGTGAATAATCGCCATGCGTGTAGGAAAAGATACTTACGCAACACTTTCGCATTACGTAACGATAACAGAGAGATATCTGTACTTACTCTTTTTTTAAGCCGATTTATGTAGTATTTTAACATTGTTAAATTATTATATGAATGGTTTAAAGAAGATTGGGCACAATACCTTTCTTTGCTGTCGTCCCTTACGGGGCAGCAGTTAAAGAAGGGTGTCACCCGCTAGCTAAGATTCAATCTGATAAATCAGGATTAAGCCTAGAAACTAGCTACCTCGGAAACTTAGGCGAGAATATGGCGAGGTTACCATATTGTGTTTAGCGTTTTCAC